AATTAAGTCCTCAATACTTTTGAGAAATTCATCTCTTGAGAACTCGTTTGGCTTGGCAAAGATTGAGAAGCGTTTACTCTTATACCAATAATGATGAACAGAGCCAACATCAATTCCAGCTTCGTTACATTCTTCTTCTAGTAGTGCTTTGTTTTCTTTGTCTTGTCTATAATCATCAATCAATCGCCACTCATCTTCATTCAGACGGTATCGTTTTTGGTTTTTCATTGTTTCTTTTTTACTTTCTCAATCGAGCGACCAACAAAGTAAGCAGAATAAACAGCTAATAAAATAGTGTTCCAAATTGGGAGAAGTTCTTTGTTTAGTTGGAAGCTGCCAATGTTACCATCAGCAAAAGAAATAATTGTAAATACTATCGTTAAAAATATAAGTGTCAAAGGTCTTATTGATTTGCTCAATTTGTTTCCAAATTCCATATCGTATTTCCAACGATTTGAAACCTCTTGTTGAGCGTTCCTTTCACTATCCATTATTAGTTTGTGAAACTCGTTTTTCAATTTCCACTTTTCTTCTTTTGTGGTAATCGTTTCATCAATGATTGTAGACGCTTGTTTTGATAGCGTGGTGAATAAGCCACCGAGTAAATTGTTAAGCATAGTCTTTGTATTGTATTGTGACCTCGTTTCCGAGTTCTAGTTGTTTTGCTATTAGAGGATATATTCTTTTGTAAGCGTTTGCAGATTTTCCAATGAATCCGTCTTTGATAATTATGTTATTTTCTTGACTATCACCAACCAATAAACATCCCGAAGTATGTTCATCTGTATTGCCTTGATGAATCAATATATATTCAAAGTTGGGAACATCCATAACTTGAAGCATTCCTTTATGAAAAGAAGGATATTTTTTAGAGTATCTAGCATTGAACCCCCCCTCTTTTCTAAACTCTATATTGTAAACTCCTTCAGGAACTCTTGTTTCTCCTTTAACCTTTAAAGCTCTTCTTTCATCCTCTAAGGTATAACAAAGAAAATTCAATCCTAAATCTGTTTTTTCAAACAGCAGTCCACTTGTTGAATCAACTTGACTTGATATTCTTAGAACAATTAATTCCATTAGCACCAGATTACAACTATATTATTTACCTTGACCGTTGTATCTTTTTTCGTATTGCTTACAACCTTTGGTTCGGCTTTTGTTTTTGGAGTGGATTCCTTTTCTTTTCTTTTTGGGTTTTTCACGATGCGTGAAGTTTATTCCTTTTGCCATTTAACTATTTTTTTTGATGAACTCTAGGATTGTGTCAATTTTGCTTTTTATGTATTGCATATCTTTTGCAGCGTTTTCGTGATGTTTTGAAAACTCTCCCTTCACCTCGTAAATACTAAAGACAAAAAACTTGTAAAGAGCATATAAACTCCCAAGCAATAAAATAAGAGTCAATCCGTAGCGTTCTATCAATTGTAAAATCTCCTCCATTATCTCTTGCAGTTTTTACAGATACCGAAACAAACTTTTTTGAAAGTCAAATAATAAATCGTTTTGCAAATTAGGTTTTTCATCTTATTTGTTTTTTTGGTTTTTAATTAATTTATCTGCTGTATATATAATAGACAAAAGCAAAAGCACAATCTTTAAAAGCATTTCAATATCAGTAAATGAAATAGCTAAAGTTGTTACATTTAAAGTAAGTACGTCACTGCACTCTTTCAAAATTGTTTTCATTATAGTGGTTGTTTAAACATTTCTACATCGAATCCTAAATCGGCATACCATTTGACACCTCCGCTTTTTGCTCCAGTTCTTCGAATACTTACAAAGATAATATCTCCTTCTGCTAGTTGTGCATCAGCCAGAGCAGAAGTGTCTTGTTCTAAATCAAAAATGTAGTTTTGATTGTTTTGACTTGTAAGTGAAAAGCGGTGTATTAAATCAATGGTTAAATTTGTTGTCGTTCCTACATTTGGAGTTGCAGTCCATATTTGAATTATTGCATCGTCACCCGTCCCAGCATCCGTAGAAGCAACTCCCTTGATTTTTTTTAGAGTGCAATCATAAGGAGCAACAAAGATTGAAAATTGTGCCGCCCATCTGTTTGGTTTTGAATTTCCGTCTGATAAATCTGTTCCACTATTAACAGAAAAGGTTGAAGTTCCAAAAGCAGAAAGATAATCGTTTCCATTTGTCCCTGCTGTCAAATATATGGATTGATGAAAGTATAAATCAGTGTTGTTTACTTTATCAAACATTCCCTCTTGTGGCATTAATATCACACTCCCAACAGGAACAAAATCCTCAAAATCAATTGAGCTAAAACTGCAAGTTGTTGTTTTCCCTAAATCAGCAGTAAGAGTCAACTCATACAGTGTGTTTGAAAATTTAGTAAATAAAAAAACTTTTTCTCCACTTTTTGCGACTGTTTTGTTTCCAGCCCTTACGGTCAAAGATGTTTGTCCTGTTGTTCCACTAGACTGTGCAGAAACAACAGTTAATGAGGTATTTACTAAAGTTGTATTGTAGGTAGATGCTTTCATTTTACCATTGTGTTGTGAAAGTTGCTGTCTGATTTTCTTCTGCTAAAATATCTGTCAATGAATAACCTTGACCACTAGCATCCAAATCTGTTTCAATCCACTGACCTTCCCAAATACCTTCGTTTGCGATGTAATTCATTTCGTTAGGGACAAAAACTCTGGATGAAGATATATTGTCAAATGCTAGGTGATATTCGTAGTTCGTTGTTGAGTCTGTTTTTAGTGAACCGTTGTAAACATCAATTCCAGACTTTCTTCCAGCAAGTACCTCTTTGCAAAGTATTTTTGTTATGCTTCCTGTTGTTCCATCCCCTGTCGTTTCTTGGTACACTTGCCAAGTTACATTTGTTCCATCATCTCCATTTCCAGCAGCATCAAAAGTGAGGATTCTAGTTGGCGTTTGTGCTGTTGGTCCGCTTCCTAAGTTCACAGGGTCGAGCTTTAAAATTGTATTTGAAATTGCTGTCCCCTGTTCAGCAGAAATAAGTTGTTGTGTTGTTGAGCTTCCGTCTAGTAAATAGCGCAAGTAATAAGTGTTTCCGTCTGGCTTAGCCATACCCATTGCAAGTCCTTTAATCACTGAACCTGTTTGATTTGGAAATAGCACATCAGAGGTGTCAATTTCAGCAGCCGCAGCAGTTATATTCGAGTCAAACCATCTGAATCGAGAATAGCCTTCAATGAACAATTCACCGCCTTCTGGAATTGCGTTGTAAGTTCCGCCTACACTCGTTCCGCTTCGTGGGTCTGGTGCGCTTGTGGGAGTAAAATAGTCTTCATAAAGATTTGACGAAAATATTGTTGGAAATCCAACAGCAGTCGAGCTTGTTGACCATTCGTGAGAACCTCCGTTTGCGTTCTCTGTCATATGCAAATAGTAAGTCGTTCCACTATCACCAACAAGTTTCAATCTTAAATAAATTTGACACCTGAGATTGGAATAAGGACCAGCCCCACTTGTGTTTCTGCTACCAGTAAAGTCATTGTATGCTGCTGTTCCTGCTGTTGTTCCTGTTAAATATTGCCCATTATAGTAAACATATTCGGGTCTGAATAAAAGATTCCATTCAAGAGATGCGTTTGTTTGGGCTGTAATCAAACCAAGAGACTGAGAAAAAGTGAGTCCTCCAGTCGCAAAAGTATCCCCATAAACTGTCGTTGTTGGTGGGTCTGTTTTTTGCAATGATGGTCCAACTTTAGTCATCCATAAAGGAATATCAAATTGTAAGAGCTGTAAATCATATAGTAAATCATAATACATTTCAGTCTTCTGAACAGGATGCAATGAATCAAAAGTCCCCCCACCTAAAACGACTCCAGCATTTGTCTTGAGTTGAACCGCACCGCTTGAAATTACTGTTGTATTTAATTTACGATAAGTTCTTTGATAGTTGGTGTCTTCATATCCGTTCGGCTGAATTACTCTCCACATACCATCTGACAACATTAATCTTGCACCCCAGCACTTCATTATCCTGTCTAAAACCTCAAAGGAACTAATAAAAACTTCTTCACCATTTTCTATTTCTTTAAAAGCTCTAGCAAAACAAGCAGAAAAGAAAAGAGGGTCTTTGTCGGCTGCTGGAGTTGGCATTTGTCCCGTGTACCAATTTACTTGAGTTTGTAAAAAGTTGTCAGTAGTGTCAAAATATTGTGATGTATTAAGAATAGCTGCATCCCTTAAAATTTTTTGTATTGTTTCCAAAAATCTTTGTGAAGTTGTAATTTCTACGGGATTCGGGGGAGGTGTTAAAAAGTGAGGACTAGCAGACACGTCAACAAGCTCTGCGAGTCCATCTGTTGCAGTGATTGTTTGTTGTGTTCCAGCTTGAAAAGACAAATTCTGTCTTGAGCTTACATCAGATAAAATGTTACCAACCCAATAATTATTGTATGTCACCCCATCACTAGACTTGAGAATCTTTAGTTGAAACCTACCATAAGCAGCAGCAGAAATATCATCTATCACAGTTTGCTCCGAGCTATCTCTTGGAAGTATCTCAAAGGTGCAGCTTGACGCAATCACACCACTGAAGCGAGTTCTATCTTTGGCTTCATAATTAAGTTGAAAGCCACTTGCTCCAAGTTGTAAAGTTGTTGAAGAAGGGCTACCCGTTAAGCTATCATAAATCTCTAGCTTATAATAAATCCCTTTGTCGTTTTGGAACTCTGCTGTTCTTCTTAGTGCCATTAGTAACCTCTTGTTCTGTTTCTGTTTCCTCTTGCTCTATCGCTTGATAATAATATATCAGAGCCGCTTAATCTTCCGAACACCTCAACTTGACCGCCACCAGCGTTTCCAATCATTCCTTGAAGTTTGTCTAGCGGTGCAATAACCTCTGGATTGACTGCGCTTGTTCCTGGTCCTTCACCTACCATTGCTAAGGTTGCTCCGCTAACCATACCACCCTCCGCAAAGGGAGGAATAATTTTATTGAATAAACTACCAACAACACTTCCAGCCGCAGCCGCTAAAGCTAAGTTAAACGGAAAAGGAACACTTGAAAAAACCTTCGCAGCATAAGCAGCAGTGGCTTCTGCAACCTGTGTTTTGATAACTTGTCGAGCAGCATTTCCAGCAGCCGCAGCAACTTGTCCGAAAGAAGCCTCTGCACTTGCAGCCATTGAGTGAAAAGCAGATTGAAATGTTGAAGCAATTTTAGCCATCGTTTCCTCTGTCTTTTTTGCAATCTCATTAAGTTCTGCAATCTCCTCTTTTGTTCTTACTAATAAAGAAAATGCTTCTGGCTCTACTTCGGGAACAACCTTAAAAGAAAAGTCAGTGAATTTACTTGTGTCAAATTTAGGTGCTTGTGTTTGACCTCCATCTCCTCCGCCTCCGCTTGGTGCGCCAACACCAAAAGCGTCTCCTATTGCGCTCAGAGATTTTTTAATTTTTTTACCTTGATTTTCTATAAATGTTCCGAAGTCTTGGAAGTCGTTTTCATAATCTTTTGTTTCAACCTTCAAGTCCTCTAATCCGTCCGCCATATCTTCAAAAGGATTGGGAATTGGATTTTTTCCAAAGAATTCCAGAGCTTCATTGAAACCTTTTATTATATTACTGACTGGATTGAACTCAACAAGAAATTGAATCATTTGAATTAGAGCATTTTTCCACCAGTTAATATCTGAAAATCTTTCCTTAAATGCTTCCCAATTGTCAACAACATACAATATCCCTAGAGCGAGAGCAGCAATAGCAGCTGCAATAGCGATGAATTTTATTCCTAAAGTTGCCACCACCGTAGCTATGCTACCTAAAACAACCAAAAGAGGTCCTAAAGCTCCAGCTAAAATTCCGAACACAACAGTGTTTTCTTTAGCTTCAGGCGATAGGTTTCTAAAAGCATTGACTAATCCTTTGAAGAACTCAATCCCTTTTTGTGCAATTGGTAAAAGAACTTGTCCAATCTCAACACCAAGATTTTCAAGGTCTGCCATCAAGCGTCTTGTTTGATTTGCAAAAGACCCACTTGTTCGCTCATAGTCACCAATTGCGTTTGCACTTTGTCTAGCAGCGAGTTCAAATGTGAGTGTCGCTTTTGCAACCCTGTCTAGTTCTTTAAATACAAGTCCTTGTTCTGCTGCAAACGCTTTTAAATCTGCTTCAGTTATTGCGATTCCTAATTGTTTTACAGATTCTCTTTCTCCTAAAAGTGCTTTTGTTAATGCTTGACTAGCAGTAGCCGCTCCTCCTTCAACATTTGTGAAGGAAGCCAAGTCAACCGCTAACTTGTTTACATCAGCAGAAAGTTTGAGAGCTTCTTCTTGAGTGAAACCAAAACCTGTCAACAAGTCTCCAGTGTTACCAAGTAGCTCCATCGATGCTTTCGATGATAGTCCAAAATCTCTTTGTAAACTTTTAGCAGTCTGGTTTGCTTGTGCTTGAATATCTCTAAAAACGGTGTTGAATTTAGATTGTGTTTCTTGGAAATCAGAAGCTAATTTGATAGAAGCCACACCTAAAGCAGCTAACGGAAGCGTTAAATTTTGAGAAAGTGATTGACCTGTACGCTTCATTGAAGCACCAAATTTCTTCAGTGATTTGGTTGCTTTTCTCAATCCACTTTGAAACTGTTTATCGTTTAATGTTAACGAAACCGAGAGTCTTTTTCCAGCCATTATATTTCTATTTTATATTTTTTTATTGCGTACTCAGCAGCTTTCTTTCGTTGTTCAAGATTCATTTTTTCCTCTTTTTTCTCCCATTCAAACTTCACCAAGTCGGTCGGATTGAGTTTGGAATTTTTCTTTTTGTGCGGTTGTAAAATCAAACAAGCCAACCATCTTGTTCTCTCCCATTCAAACCTTTCTTTCATTTCAAACTGTTCATTTCGACCTCTCTGCAAGAGAAAGAACTCGTGAAATGTTAAGCTCCAAAACTCTTTTGGGAGTAAGCCAAAACCGTAAGCAATGGCTTCTAAATCATCCCAGTCTATTTTTTCTTTCGAGGTGTTTTCTTCACCTCTTTTTCGTTTCCCTCGTCTTTGAATTTTGCAGAAAATTGTTCTCCGAATACATCAAAACACTTTTGTAGTGCTTCAAAATCTTCATCCAAAATATCTCCAATATCCTCAACTGTCAAGTCAAAATCTTTTCCAGCTACTCTTGCTCCATCTTGCAATCCAGCAAGGATAAGCTGACACGCATCATCAAGAGATATGTCTTGACCTAACTTGTCAAGGTCTTGCA